AGCGCTTTGTCAGGCTAGCATAGCGCTGGTCAGCAACAGCTGCTGCGGAGAGAGTGTGCCCAACGTCAGAAATGACGCCGGCACCGGGAGACGAGAAATCCGGGTATACCTATCGGCGTAAACTTTCCCTAGAGGAATTTCCACATAGGGATTGATTACTACTTGGGTAACCTTCCAGGTTGCAACTGTATAACAGCTGCTACTGAAGTTGGATACGCTCCAGTCCCCTTTAAAGGGATTCACTGAGAGCTTCCCAAGTACGCGCGAGAGACCGAGGAACCAATCCACCACAAAGCTAAATGGCAAAGCTTGCCACGCAGCCCTCAGTGGGTTGTCCAACCCGAGCGCGACCGTTATTGCCCTGATGTAGCCATATACCGAATCAAGATCCTTCAGGCGGTGGAATAATCTCCCACCGGCCCTAAAATCACATCGGTATGCAACTAACTCCCAATGGTAGAACACGCTTTGGAAACGTGCGTCTGGTACGACATCGCTGTAGGGGAGAAACGCGGTTTCAACCACGTTTGTCCTTACCAGTCCGAGCCGGGTCTTCTTCCCATAGGTGTCTTTGAGGTGTTGAATCCTCGCCGATACCGTAGTCAGCAGACCAGACAGTTTCTGTAAATCTCCAACGAATGGTTTCCATCCGAAGGAAAAGTTCAGAAATCCACCAGCAAGAGTACCCTGTAGCGAATCCGTAAGTTTCGGGATTAAGTCCCCTAGCTCGCGGAGCTCCCACGTAAAGTTAGCAATGCTAACCTCGGTGGGGATCTGAGTCGAGAAGCTTGTAAAGGCGTCCTCGGCAAAGACTTGCCACAGGTCATCAGAGGCCACCGGAAAGTTGAAAACAACCGAGTTGGGAATGGGGATCTCAATGGGACTAATCGGAGTTACCGACGCGTTACCACTGAAATTCTCATCTTGTACCCAAGGTTGCAGAGTTTTCAAGTCTCTGCAATCGAATGAGCTCTGAACTGTGTCTGATGACGGCCAAATACCGTTAGCATCATGCAGTTTGCCTTGGAAGTCGTCAATGCTCTTAAAATGAGCAGGGCCGCGCAACCTTGGCAGATCCAAGTCGATGGTAATGTTGGGGTGTACATAATGTACCCTTGCCATGCCAGGGAATCCTGGGTCTTCGCTCACTCGAGATCGGTTTGTGTATGTTTTCAACACATCCTCCTTTCGATCCTACTTTCATAAGATCTCGAGAGAGACGGGGGGCGCA